TTTTATTAAGTAACGATTTAACTTCTATTTCCTGTTCTTTGCTTATTTTTTTATTAAAAGGAATGATTCCTTTAGCAAAGTTTCCTTTATTTCTTTTTTTATTGTTCATATCTCTAATATTATCTTTAAGAGTACCCAAAAATAAATGATCAGGATTAGTACATATTCTATTGTCGCAGGTATGGCAAACGAATATGTTTTTAGGTATTTCTCCTTTATGTATAATCCATGAAGCTCTATGAGCATCAATCCTATTAGGCTTAATAGAACCAAACCTAATTTGTCCATAGCCAGGAGTAGATATAGGTCCTTTCCAATTCCAACATTCCCTTTGTTTAATAACAAATTTATTATAATCCGTTTTAATTTTTTCTATTTTTTTATCTTCCGTTAATCTTTGATTAAAACCTTTGCATTTATTTGAACAATAAATTCCATAAGATGATTTATCACAATAAATAAATGAGTTAGAACACCATTTACAAATCGATTGTTTATTCATATATCCATCGCCACCAGTCCAATCCATCCATTAGAGATCCTTTATATTTAAATCTATTTCTTCTTCTATCCGTTGTCGTATAGCAATCAAAACCCATTGAGTAAGCGTGCATCCCCTGAAAAGGGCACGTTTCTTCATATCTTTATGCAATTCTTCATTTATGTTGATGATTAATCTCTTAGGATTTTTTAGCGGTTTGTTCATCTTTTATCCTTCTTTTATGCATATGTATATATGATAACACGCATATCATGATTTTGCAACTAACTCTTTTCCGTAGTTGGATAAAGGCATGAATATAACCATTTCTCAAGGAGAGAACTATGCCTTCAGGTTCACAAAATCAACAACAATTGTATGGATTCACTTCGCCGTTATCGGTTGGTGCTCCAATTCCTATAGTTGCCAATAGAGCTCCTACGGTAACTGATCATTTTCCTTTGGGAAGTGTATGGGTATGGCCAGCTCAAGAAGAATCATGGATTGCTGTTGCAGCTCTTAATGGCCAAACCATATGGAATCTTAACGAGTCCGGTGGTGGATCAGGTGCCTTTAGTACTTTAACCTCTACAGGAGCAACCACTTTAGCCACCACCGGTGCAAGCAATAATACCTTTGGTAACACGACCGGTACTACAAGCCTTGCATTATCAGTCGGTACCGGCGGCTTTAGTTTAAATGGCGTTGCTTCATCTACGTATACCATTGGTGCTGCAACAACTACCGGCACCATTACCATTGGTGGTACAGCTCAAAGCGGAACCATTACCTTGGGTTCAAGTTCTGCAGCTAACAGTTTAGTAATCGCAAATGGTGTAGGAGCCACTGCAGTAGCCATAGCTAATAACCAAGTTGGTGGCACCGTTGCAATTGGCACTTCCATGACCACCGGCAGCATTACGGTCGGTACTTCTATGACTACCGGGAATCTCGTCCTAGGATCCACCGCAGGAACTACCGGTAATACGACTATTTTTGGTGGCGGTAATTCTGCTTCAGGAATATTACTTTCTACCGGTTCGGGAACTGCAGCAGGTTTTGTAAGAATTGCTCCTCAAACGGGCACCAGTGCAAGCCCAACAGCCTCTATTACGATGAATACCCGTGTTGGTGTAGCTACCTTTACCGGATTTACTACTGCTGCTAATGGTACTCAAGCATTTACGATTACGAACTCCACTATATTAACCACTTCATTTGTGCAAGTAAGTGTAACTACGGTTGGATCAGCTACCGCATTTATGGGTATTAATGGAATAGTTCAAGCAGCAGGATCTATTGTGGTTAACTGCCAGAACTTTGGTAGCACTGCAGTAGCGGGTAACATTCTCATCTCATTTGTTATAAATAGCTAAGGAAGTATATGAACCAGTATGGATTTATCGAGATATCTGTAATAAAGAATGAACGTCCTTATCGAGCGCTGTTGCCTTTAGGGGTTTCTTGGAAGGATGCCCATGGGGCACTCCTAGAACTGACACAACAAGTGGCCGATCATATAGCTGCTATAGAGGCCCAACAAGCCGCTGCAGAATCCCAACAAGCGGAAGCTGAACAAACCGAACCGACCGAACCACCTTCGGCTTAAGGAGAAGATATGGCATTTTTTGTAGATATGCATGCAGATGCATTACGAACTACCGCCTTTGGTGCTATAAGTGGTACCTATGCGCCTATTGGAACACCTTTTAATCATCCAACCCGTCTCATGATTGCTCAGAATTATACGGATGTGCAATTAACTTTTTCCTTTGATGGTATTGTAGATCATTTTGTCCTGCCAAGTGGCGGCCAGCTTATATTAGACGTCTCTAGTGATGAATTCCAGGGCAGTGGATTGGTAATATCGGTAAATACCCAGATGTCGGTTAAAGGATCTCCTACTTTAGGGAATGTCTATATATCCGCATTCTACGCAAGGGGTTCCTAATGTCACAGATAACAACCTCTATAAGCGCTGTACCGGGAGAACCAGTTGTACAGACGTTAACCGGAAATAGTGGGGGAGCAGTTCCCCCTACTGCGGGTAATATAAATATTGTAGGATCTACCGGCATTGTAGTTACCGGTAACCCGGGCACCAGTACACTTACAATATCTGGCGCCACAGAAGCGGGTACATTCACTGCCGACTCAGGCTCTGCTACTCCTGCAGCTGGTGTAATAGTCATGAAAGGCGGAAGTAATATATCCACTTCAGGCGCTACTAATGTGGTTACCTATAATGTTTCTGGTACTACAAACCATGCAGTCCAGATTGGAAATGTTGGCGGTAGTCTTACTTCATTAGCAGTAGGTACTAATGGCCAAGTTCTTATAGGATCTACCGGAGCCGATCCAGCCTTTTCTACCCTTACTTCTACCGGTGGTACGATTGCTTTTACTCCAGGAGCTCATACGCTTAATTTGGAAACATCGGGCACTGTTAATACGATTACCGGTAATACTGGTGGTGCTATTTCACCTACTGCGGGTAATATAAATATTGTAGGATCTGGTGCTATTACTGTAACTGGTAATCCAGGAACTTCTACCTTGACGATAAGTGGAGCTACTGATGCCAGTTCATTCCCAACTGATAGTGGTACCGCAGTTCCTGCAGCAGGTGCTTTAACCATTCATGGTACTCATGGTCTTAATACATCGGGCGCTGGATCTACGGTAACGGTTGCGGTTAATAATACCCTTACGCTTGGGGATCTTTCCGTTGTTGGAGCGAATAATCCAGCACTTACCATAACAACAGGTGATATTGATATCGTTGCGGGTAATCTCGTAATGCCGACCACAGCATCTGCATCAGTAGGCGTTATTAAATTTGGGGCTGATCCGTATATTCAGTTCTTTAATGGTAATACTTACGTTGGGGATAATGCCGGTAACTTTGTAGGAACTACCGCTAATACTGGTATAGGAAACAATGCTCTGTCGTCTAATACGAGTGGATCTTCCAATACTGCAGTAGGTTCAGGAGCCGTTTTAGGATCATTAACTTCTGGACAAAGTAATACGGCGTTAGGAGGCGCTGCATTAACGAGTCTTCTTACGGGTAATGCTAATATTGGGATTGGTCTTCAGACTGGTAGTGCTTATACCGGATCTGAGTCAAACAATATTCTTATAGGTACTGCACAAATTGGTACAGCAGCTGAAAGCAATGTTATCCGTTTAGGACTTACAAGCGGTGGAAGTGCTCATACTAAGGCATTTATTGGTGGTATTAATGGAATCAATGTTGGTTCTATAGCAAATGTTGCTACCGTGGCTTCAACGGGACAGATAGGTAGTGCAGTGATTACTGCAGGAACCGGTATTACCGTAACCCCTGGCGCTAATACAATTACTATTGCTGCTTCGGGAACCTCTAATTTCACCTATACCAATGTTAATACAACCCCATATGTCGTTCTTACTACTGATGAATATATTTCAGTAGATAGTTCTGGAGGCGCCAGGACTATACAGCTTCCTAATGCGGCTACTTCTGGTCGTGCTTATATTATTAAAGACCGAACCGGGTCAGCGGCAACTCATAATATCACCGTAACTACGGTGGGAGGAGCGGTAAATATTGATGGTGCAACAACCTATGTAATGAACAATAATTATCAAGCCATTCAAATTATCGGTAATGGATCCACATATGAAATATATTGAAACATTTCATAGCATCATTATACAATGAGAAAATGGCGTTTGGGTACCAAATGGGATCCAATTAATAAAACTTGGATTAAGGAAAACAAATAATGGCTTATAAAGAAAAAGCACCTCTTGTAATTGCTGAGGGTGGCACGAATGCCATTACTATGGCAACATCGACTGGTATTGTAAAATATGATGGTACGAGTTTAGTAACGTCTTCAGCAGCAAAAATAGATAGTTCTAATAGAATGACTAATAGTTCTCAGCCGGCATTTTTTGCTTATTTATCTGCAAGTGTAACTAATGTAACTGGCGATGGAACCATTTATCAATTAGGAACTAGTCCTAATCCTTTAACTGTTTTGTTTGATCGTGGTTCTAATTTTAACACTAATGGAACATTTACAGCACCTGTTACAGGAATCTATTTTCTTTCCACCTATATTCTATGTCAAAATCTTACTGCTACTATGCAAACTAATATGGGTATTTTGACTACTTTAAGTCCTTATTTTTCTTCTTTTGGTGGTAGTTTTACTGGTAACAATACCTTGCAGATAACAGTATTGGCTTCAATGACAGCAGGAGATACAGCGATTGCTCAAGTAGCAGTAAATAATGGAACTAAGACTGCAGGAGTGTTTGGCGATGGAGTAGGAGATCTTAGAACCTATTTCTGTGGTTATTTAGTGTGCTAGCAATCTTGAACTCAAACTTCTAACTTTCAAGGAGGGCTATCCCTCCTTTTTTATCAGGAGAGTAGTATGTCTTTTAAACTATCTGGCCTTAATGGGCTTCCTTATTTGGGAGTCCAGGCCACCCAGCCTCCGCAGCTGCTGTATGTTAACCGCGCACCAACCGTAAATGACTTTATCAACATCAACGTTGGTACCTTATGGCTGTTTGTAGGTCAACCTAATAATTCACCTATTGAACTGTATATGGCTGCGACAGTAATACCTCATAATGCTGAATGGATATTGTTATTCCCTTCAAGTGGTAGCGGTGTTGGAGAATTTGTTACCGATGCAGGCAGCGCTATTCCCGCAGGGGGAATTATAAACTTCCCTGGTGGTACGAATACGAACACATCTGCTGCTGGTAATACGATGCGGGTTAATCTTAATCCAAATGTTGATCTTGCCGGCAATCTTACGGTACGCGGAGCAGCCTTCTTCCCTGGATCGCCATTAGGCGTATTGGAGATTACTGATACCGTTACCGGCACAGTAACGGTACAAAATGGTACTAGTGGACAAGTTCTTATTGCCGGTAATGGTACCTATCCTCGATTTGCAACCATAAGTTCAAGTGATAATAGTATTACTTTTACTCCTGGTGTTAATACTCTTGATATGAAAGCTGCTTTTGCGCCAGGTACCATTATACAAACTACTTTTACCAATTCTGGTACATGGACGCCTAATGTTAATACTAAATATGCCACTATCTATGCATGGTCAGGAGGCAATGGAGGCGGTTCGGGAAGGCGTGGAACACTTGATGCATCAAGTGGTGGTGGCGGTGGAATGGGCGGTAATGGCCTTCAAGTTTCTATTCCAGGAGTTTATTTAAATAATAGTGCACCAGTTACTGTAACTATTGGTAATGGGGGAGCTGGCGGAGCCGCAGTTACTGTTGATAATACTAATGGTAATCCAGGAATCATTGGACAACCTACAACTGTTGGTTATTTTACAGTACCAGGAGGTCAATTTTCACAAGGAACGCCAGGATTTACTGCTGGATGGGGGGGCGGGACAATAGTTTGGACTGATAATGTTAATTCCAAGACCCCTGCATTAGGAACCAATGGAGGTTATACCGGAACCGGGATAATCTCTGGGTCTGCTTGGAATTATGCCGGTGTCAATACAGCTATTATTTCAGGAGAAGCTACTATGGGAGGGCTTGGCACTACTTATCCTATACTTGATTTATCAGGTATATCAGTAAATAATTCTGCTTTTGTTGATTCGCTCTTTTTCCAAATTAGCCCAGGGTTGTTTAATGGAGGAGTTGCTATTAATAATCCATATTTCCCTTTTCCTAGTGGTGGTGGAGGTGGATCGGGAGCGGCAACAGTTCCTTATAGTGGAGGAGATGGCGGTTATTTAGGTGTGTATCCATCTACTTTTTATACAACGCCTGCTCCTGGTGGCATCCAAGGTGGTACTATTAATGGAGCCAATGGAATAAATTATCTTACTGCGGCCACAGAATCTGGCTATGGAATTCTGGCGGGAGGCATGGGCGGCGGTGGTGGCGGTGGGAATAGTGCTGGCCCGGGTGGTAATGGTGGTATTGGTGGGGTGCCTGGTGGTGGCGGTGGTGGCGGAGGGGGCTCTGTAAATGGTAATAATTCGGGTGCTGGAGGTGCTGGAGGTAAAGGATTAGTAATAATCTATGAATATCTGTAAACCTGATGACATTCCCTGAAAAATAGTTATTCTAAACCTTCGTAACTTTCCTTTATAATACCCAGGAGTTTTTGTTTCGCTCCTGGGTATTGAGTGCAGACGGTTGACGATTTGAGCAGTGTCGCCGTCTTAATTTTTTATCATTCTCTTTTTTATAATACGCTTAGCGGTTATCTCATGATGTCTAAAAAGCCTAAGGCTTTCTTGCATAAACTCTTTATCTGCAAACATCTCTTGCAGCGCTACCTCAAGAAAATGACCCAGGCTTTCCCATTGTGGTGTAGTGGCATCATTACTCACCTGTATATGAAGGACGAATCTGTTGTCATCTTTCATCTGTTTCCAGATGGTTCCTTCAGCAGCGGTGTCAAACTTAGTTGGCGCATTAAACTTAATGACCTTATTATCGTCGCTCATATACTTCCTTTTTTAGAGATTTAAACTTTTCATCGCAATGTTAATATCTTCAAGTACGGTATCATAATCTTTTATTAGTAACTCGTTCCAGAACTTTACTTTATATTTTTCCTTAAGTGGATTACTTATTTCTGGCAAATCTTTTATTAATTTAGCCAATAGATCCAGTTGGGCATCGGTAATACGTTCTTCAATTGACTTCTGTTTTGGAGTATTTAATTTTTCTTTTTTGGGCATCAATGTGGCGGCATCATTATCATTTTTAACATCTTCATCTGTTACAGCACCTGTCATGGCCGATAAAGTATACCGACGCAGATAAGTTAATGCGCTTCCTAAATCCTGCATCTTATTAAGGGTGGCCACCCGTTCTATTTCTATACGACTTTCTGCATATTGCCCAGATGTATGTAAAAGACGCGCATAAAAAATAAGTCCATTGGCTTCACTTGAAACATACGTATAAAAAGCTAATCCATGTTTAGGCAATAGTTGATAAAGTGGTTCATGTAGCGTAGCAATATTTGCATATTTATAGTTATGACCTTTGGTGTCTTTTCCTATAACATAAAGTTCTGTCCATAATTGACATATAGCATCAGCAAACTCTTTTCCCTGAATTGGGACTTGCTTGCGTTCTTCGTTCATTGCTAGATGATTCCTGATCTCCCCTAAAGAGACATGAACATCTTCAAGGGATCGATTAAGTGCAGTGATATCGTGCATATCTATTTGCATACTATTCCTTATTTTTGATGGATTCTAAATGTGCTTTCAATCTGTCTGGATACTTCTGTATCTCTTTTAAGTCTGCGGGAAAGTTCTTATTAAATAGTTCGGTCAACTTTTCCCGTGATAAAAATGCTCCATAGTGGTCAAACAGATCTTGTAACATCTCTGCGCGTTGCTTTGCAAAGAGGACATCTTCATCAAGTTTCTCTTGAAGCATACTTTCTATGTCTCGTCGCGATAATTTAGCCATGATGTTCCTTTCGATATACTTATATTGTACTCAATTGTATTGTAATGTCAACTATTGCATTGTAACGTGTTATGGTATATTATATACTATGAAACTGAACCGAACCGAAAAGAAAGTAACTATGAAGACACATAAGACACTAAAAGACTTTACCGATATCGACAACCAACAGAATTTACGCGAACGCTTGATTACCATTATGCGTAAAGAGCATATGGTGCTCTCAGTTATGGCAAAAGAGATGAAAATGACCCGAGATACATTGACCACATTCCTTGATGGGAATGATGTTACCTATCCTACCTTGATACGATTAGAAGAGTTTATATTGCATTATGAATAGGAGATAAACATGGAATGGATTAGCGTTAAAGATGGACTTCCTCCTTTAAATAAGATCATTTTAGTTATAGATAAAGATAATGAAATGTGGGTAAGTGTATTAACAGAATGGAAAGATTTTCATGATAGAACGCGAATAGATTTTTTCTTAAAAACTACCGCTGAAACTTTTGGATGCTGTGGATGTGATGATCCTTCTATAAGTGACGTAACTCACTGGATGTCATTACCACCAGAACCAAAGGAATCATAGAAAGATCAATCTCAGTAAAGGAGATATATGTGCGGATGGTTCTCTGAGTGTGAAGCAGTAGAAAAAGTAAAAATACTCAGAAAAAGTTTGGAAAGGCTGGAAGAATATAAAGATTATTGGCATAAAGAATATAAAGATATATGGGAATTGAGTTATAAACAGGGAATGGAAAACTGTCGATTACTTAAACAATTAGAATTATGCAAACAGGATCACAATAGTCTTTCTTGGATAAAAACATCTGATAAAAGACCAGAATATGGCCAAAAAGTTCTTGTTAAATGTCCTTATGGAGAATTAGAAACTGCTTTATATTGCCATGAAAGCAAACCGTATTTTTTGCTATATAGTAAATTAAAAATTTGCGCTTCTTTTATTTTCTACTGGATGCCATTACCTCCACAACCAAAGTATTAACATGGAATGGATCAGCGTTAAAGATCGGTTGCCAACAGATTCTTCATTTAAAAATGCATGTAAATATGACTACTGCTTGGTTTATGGAGAAAAGCAAAATGATTATGCAACTTCTCTTTATAGTATAGCTCAATATCGTGATGGCAAATGGGATATATTAAACGACGTAGGCGCTTCCTCATGCGAAGGATACTATGATTTATCTTCTGAAGAGGTAACGCATTGGATGTTCTTGCGAAGTCCAGGGTATAAGGATTAACATGGAATGGATTAATGCATCTCTTTACTTTTGTGTATTTCTGCCCTAAAGTATTCTGTAAGCAGTTTATTTTAAACCAATTACACAGGAGTAACTATATGTTACACAATACACATTTCAGGAGAGCTTTGTTATGTGTGAGCTTGCTTTCATCGGGAATGGCTTTAGGAGTATCTAATACTCTTCTAAAAATTACCGATCAAGGGTTTCAACTTCACGAAGAGAATGGTCAAGTGCATCAGATTCATAAATATGATGTTGATCCAATGATTCGCCAAATGAACAAGAAGCAGTTAAAGGCTTTCTTGAAACATGGTTATATTACCACGGCTAAGATGAGTAATGGCGAACATAAGGTAAAAGCCCATGCACGTATTAAAGGTGGTGGCTGGCTTTTAGGAACTGCATTGGGAGGATTAGTCCGTCTAGTGGGATATGGTACTCCTGTTGTAGCTGGAGGCGCAGCATTAGCTACGGGAGTGGGAACGGTAGCTGGAGGTATAGCAACTGCCGTTGGAGCAAGTACAACTACTACCGCTGTTGTTACGACAGGTGCAACATTAGGTACTAAAAGTGCCGTATATAAAGCAGTAGGACTTGGAGGAGCGGCTAAAGTGGTTGTGGCTACTGCAGCTACTTCTAAAGTAGCGGTAGCGACTGCAGTAACTGCAACTACTACAACGGTAGCTACTACAGGCACCGTTGCAACTTATGTTGGCTGGGTTGAGTTCTTGGCTAATTCAGCTCAAGTTCTTGGTACAGCTGTAGCTTGGCTTCCATAGTTTAGGAATAGGGTTTACGAGAGGCAGGATACTCCTGCCTCTCATTCTAGGAGAGCAATGAACATCTTAAAAAAAATACATCCTGGAGTATATGAATGGACATTTATATTCGGTCTTATATTTATAACGCAATATCTGGGATTTGGAAGGTTTGAGACCGGTTCATGCAAGGAGACACTGCTCTATATGTGTCTGTATCCATATCTAGGATCTCTTTTTAGAAAATATGTAATCAATAATGAGCGTGAAAAGACTATATATTTATCGGATTCAGAGTTACAAGATCTCTATGAAGTAACACCTCCAACTAATTTTGTATCTGAGGGGATAAAAGCAGCTGCCATGATAGCCGTCTCGATAACGGCTTATATGATTTTAAAGTATGTAATGTAACAAACAACCATCAAATACCAATTAAGGAGCTCTAATGACAGATCTAAAAGATATCTTCTATCAAGATATGAAGCAAACCCAATCCAATCCACCAAATAAGAAGCGCCTTGCACTGACTATCAGCAAAGAGATCCATGATCTTCTGCGTCTAAAATCGGTAGAGAACGATTGTAATATCAAGCAGTATATCTTGCAGGCAGTGTTTGAGAAAGTGACGAGAGAAGAAGAAAAATGACTCATAAATCGATGAGCATATTGATTATAACTATTTCGTGTTTGGCAAGAATGTGCTCTATAGAATATGGCTGGTGGATGTTAGCTATTTGTAGTTTTTCTTATTTCGTTCATATCACAAATCTATTACTGGATATCTGGATACAAATAGAGAGTGTAAAATATAATATTCATGAATTGAAATTGGCTACAAAGAGAAAAGATTAAACCTTAATCTAAATCTTTCACTAACAAAGAAATAAAGTCACTATTACTAACTTTACTATCGACGAAAGATCCAGATTAAGGTACCTTGTAACTAATTTAAGCACTCATAGTTACGTGAGTGAATCAGAAGTTGGTAAAAAAAATCCCTAAGGATTTTAATCCATTCCTGATATTTGAAATAAACTTGATTACTAAACTTTTAATCAACACGTTAATTAATTCTGAGAGCTTCCCGGCACGACGACTTAATTAAGTGTTTAGAGATAAACGCATGCACCCGCCAATTGAATCAAAACCTTCGAATATGAATCTCAGGAAAAATTCTTCAGGGAGGGATATTTCTTGAATAATATTAATGCTGTTCTTGAATTTAGTCAAGGCAAAATCCAATCCAATTATCAAAGTGTCTTACCTGAATTTACCTGGTTCCCGGTTTCCTTTATAAACTCTTTATCTGTTTTCAATGGTAAATCTCGAGAACAACTGGTTGAGTTCCTCAAAGATAAACTAACTCCTTACCAACTCAGAATATTTGAGTATCTCTATAAGTTTGCCTTTACGGCAGATAAGATCTTTCCCAGCCAAAAGAAGATCGCCCAGGCTTTAGGAATGTGCCGTGATACGGTTACTGAGGCTGTGGCCGTATTTCATCGTTTAGGGATTATTTATAAAGCAGAACGCCAATACTCATCCAATAGATATTATATTAATGACAATTTCCTTAAGTCTCCGGTACGAAGTTTGCTTATGTCATTCTTTGTGAACATGTCATTTGCGTTATTCAGTTTGTCTTTGCTGCTTCCAAAAGCCCACCAGATGGATCTTCCGGCACTATTAATATTATCTAAGGAAAAAAGATTAAATAATCCAATCCATCCACGCCAGAATAATCCAACCTGCGGGGGATCGCTACCGATCTGGACTGGATTTCGAAAAAGTATAAGTAAGAGAGAGTCGTTTTCTTTGATGATGGGTGATGTATTGATCCAACAAGGCATCATCAAAGTACAAGAAAGGAAGTGTGTTTTGAACAAGGACTCATTGGAGTTGATCCAGAAGAATACCGACAAGTTACCATTGACGTTGCATGGCATGTTGAAGCTGTCTGTGTTTCCGGTTCCGGTTATTGAGCACCTGCTCAGTAAGCCATTTAATTGCGAAGCGAATGACTCATTTGCTTATCTGTTCAGGATAGCTACTAACTTTGCAAAGCAGGCCTCATTGGGATCTCCTGATTTTGATCTGTTTAACAAGATCGCGGCACAGCTAAAAGTTACTTGGCAGCCTTTGATTGACGCTGAGTTGCTTACGCAGTTGAAGGAATCCCAGCAACAGGAGCAGATGCATAAAGCTGGCAAGAAGATAGCCACACCCGAGCAGAAACAGAAAGCCTTTAGTGCTGCTGAAAGTCGCTATAAGAGCGCAGCTGAAGCACAACAAAAAGCTCGCAATAATCGCATTCGCTTGTTGGGATTTGAGCCGGATGAGTTGTCGTTCTACTGGAAGAATCAACTGCTCAAGGGCAACATTACTCCCGAAGCATTACGCCAAGAACTGAGTAAAGATCTGGCCGTGTCGTATAATAATAGCGCTCTGTCAAATAATAAACCCAGCATCCCCGAAGAGTTTTTCCAAACCCGTCGCGAACTTGTTATCTTTTTGGAGTCTCAACTTGGAATCTAAACTTTCTGTGGGATCAATCCCTTGGATCCATCCAGTCCAACCATTGGGCACGTACTCTCTTCCTTTGTCGGATAAAATGTCGTAGGATAACGCCAGTATGTATATAAAACGGGAGCCTTGATGAAACTACATTTTTTAGACAATTGCCAAGAAGAAGCGCTACGCGAAGAATTAAGACGATTGAAGAACTCTAAGCAAGAATTATCTTCCCAATATGAACATCTTAAGAAGAAACATGAATCTCTTGATAACGAAAAAAAGAAACTATCAGCTGCCTACAATAAATGCATGGCCGATCTACTAGAGGCACAACAGATGTACGATGATCTACTTAAGAAAACCGAACCAAAGAAGAACCGTACCGGACCAAAGACTACCGCCATACAAGTTGCCCTACATGAACTAACCTTTTGAGGGAATCATGAAAGCAAATGCCAAAACTATAGGATTTGCCAGTGAACGAACTCAACGTCGCAAACATTTTAAGATAGATGATGTACCCATACCATTACGCAGAGCACGATTTACGGGAACTCATTGCTGGGATTCACAAAAGCAACAGAAAATGATTATAGGTCTTGCATTACAATCTCAATTGGCTGATGAGCCTTTGTTTGAAGGGCCACTGGATATTGATATCCTCTTTTATTTTCCCATCAGTAAACGTCTGAGCAAAGAGAATCAACTCATTTATAAAGATAAGCCCCATATATTCAAACCAGATCTCGATAATCTTATAAAGATGTATCTTGATTGTTCAAACAATATTCTATTCAAAGATGACTGCATTGTGTCTACAATACATGCCCGTAAGTTATATGGTATACCCCGAACTGAGATAATAATTACCGAGTTAAGATGAAGGGAAATAAATGAAAGGAAAGCGCACTCCATCGCAATTGCAATATAGAAAAGAGAGAATGGATCTGATAAAATCTGCGCGCGCACAAGAAGAAGAGACGAAAAAGCACTTCTTCTGCTCCGATGACGTAAAGTGGCAGAACGAAATAGCGAATGATCTTATGGATTGGGCAGATATCGATGATTCAAGATTGTTAGATTCGTTTCCGTTATCAAGAAGGCTGTCTCCACGGAGATTTTATAAGATGGCAGAGAAGAATGCATATTTTGCAGAATGCCTTGAATATGCTAAAGCTAAACTTGGCGAACGCATGGAAATAAAGATTGTAGATCAACCGCAGTACATTTCCAAGGCGTTGCCGATGTATTCTACCTTGTGGGAAATGGCCGAAGAAAAGAAGAAAGCCGAAGTTGATCAAGCAAATGTACCTGTTTATTTTGCTCCCACGTTTAAGCTCAACGAGAAAGGAGATTATGAAGTTGTCAACCCTGTGTCCGCTGTGCGATCAGGAAATACCGGATCACAATAAGATATTTATAGATGGCGATGAAGCATTTGCTTGTTACGAATCCAGTTCAGATGAAGAGACTAAGAAGATGAAGATTATGGATTGGATAGAAAAGTTGGAACGAGACACTGAACAGTGAAAGGTATTCATGAACAGAATCAATGTTATGTTTACGGTCTATGCCGTTGAAGTAATATTTGTGTTGTCCTTGTATGCACTTCTAGGCATCAATGCTATTCTGTGCGGCATGTTTATCTTACAACTCATGATGTTTATCAACGTAGACTTCTTTGATGACATCATCCATGACGAAGAATGTGAAGATGAAACCACTTAACTCATTTGTTCCACGCCGTTATCAAGGCCCATTCTTTGATGCCATGGAATCGGGCAAATATCGCCATGCAATCTTTATTGGTCCACGAAGACTTGGTAAAGACTATATGTGCTGGAACTTTGCCATTCGCTGGGCATTCAGACGTACCACTTCTGTATTGTACTTGTTGCCTACCTATGGACAATGCCGTTCCGTAATATGGGATGCAATTTCTAATGATTCGACCCGTTTTTTAGATCTAATTCCGAAAGACAAGATAGCTAATATAAACAGTTCTGAGATGAAGATCACGCTTGATAATGGCTCGCAAATACAACTACGTGGTGCCGACAACTTTGACCGTTCCATTGTAGGATCTAACGCTTCGCTTATTATCTTCAGTGAATATGCGATGTGTGACGAACGTGCCTATGAATATGCCTCACCCATTGTAGCCGCTAATGGGGGAACTATGATCTTCTTATCCACGCCTCGCGGGCGCAATCATCTATTCAAGTTATGGAATCAGGCACAGAAATGGCCAGACTGGTTCTGTTATAAGCTTACGCTGGATGATACCAAGCATATAAGCCCCGAGGAACTTGAGCGTGAGAGACTCAAACATTCTGAGGAGTTTATCGCACAGGAATGGTTTTGTAGTTTTGATCGTGGTATTGAGGGATCGTTCTATGCGCGCTATATTACCGCTATGCAAGAAGATGGGCGCATTGGTCGCGTTCCTTATGATCCATCGTTACCAGTATTTACAGCATGGGACTTAGGTTTCAATGACCAGACGGTTATCATACTCGGACAGATAACCAAGACCAATACGGTTAACATTATCGATTGTTATTACAATACCAACCAACCGCTCAACCATTACATCAAATGGCTTCATGCACAGCAATATATCTACTCCAAGCACTTTGCTCCGCATGACATCGAAGTACATGACTACCAGACTGGCCAGACGCGTATCGAGATGGCACGTTCTTTAGGGCTTCATTTTGAAGTACGTGAAAGCAAAGGTAAGTTAATGAGCGCAACGCCACGCGTATCCGTTGCTGATGGTATAGAGCGTGTTATGGCCTCATTCTCCCGTATCTATATAGACCAATCCAGATGCAGTCGCCTCATAACTGCCCTCGAATCCTATCACCGTGAATGGGATGATGATAAAAAAGTTTATAAACAACAACCGTATCATGATCAGCATAGTGACTTTGCAGATGCTTTTAGGGTATTATGTTTGACGCTCGATATGCACGGCACCGGTATGACACCCGAAGACGCACAACGCGAATACAATAAGACGATACATGGCACTGAAACCGGTTATGATAATCCATTTAGCAATGTGGGACATAAATTCCCCGGGAGATTCTTTTGAAAGACTTTTTTAATCCAGAAATAGTACTAGATATATTCACCAAATCACCTGGTTTACAGGCAACCCTTGGTAATAATGGTAAAACACCAACAGAAATTACGCGTGAAGAGATTGATAATGCCATCACTCGTATGTTTACCGATAGTCATTATACATTAAGTCATTATATGGTGTTTCCAAAGTTTTTGAGCGGACCTATAAGGTCAGACTTTGCGATGTATATTCATCCCGAGGTTCAACAAGATTTTGAATCTCTTCCGGGTTTCATTAAAAGAAGAGACTATCCTACGCGAGGATTTGAAGACGAACTAGGATGCATTGGTAATATGCGATTGTTTGTAAAAGATTATGTGCTTCAAGGTTTTGTAAAAGATTATGTGCTTCAAGGTGCTGACTTCTATCAATGTATTGTATTTGGTGGCCCTAAAGGCAAAAACTATGAATACGAAATGCCTGACTTCTTAAATATTTTAATAAGCAAACGATAAATATGCATAAAGGAGATTAGTAATGTCCAAAGCACTCAGTAAATACACGCGAGAAGAACTTGAACGAAAACTACTGCATATGACCGCCTTTATAGCGTTTAAACTGGCTACCGAATACATAGAACGAACCGAACCGACCGCCAAGGTAATACGCACCAAGGAAGCAGAAGAAGAGAACGATCAACGCATTGCAGATCATATTGTGTGTATCTTCCCCGCATGGGATATTGTAGAAGAAACACATCCAGGATATAAAGAAGCGATGCGTGAATGGGTAGAGAAGAACCATAAAGCGATTCTTGTACGGCCATGCATATGTGATGGTTGTAAAGATCTTGTAAAGGATGCTAAGGCATGAAAACGACAAACTATAAAAATCCTACTAAAATTACTTATCTTATGCCAAAAGAAATGGCCGCAGATCTTTGCATTCCTTTTAATCATATGTCTGATGAAGAACAAGCGCATGTGTTAAAAGAAATGAATATATCAAATGAGTATTTTTTGGTATATCCGTGCACAAAACCAGAATGTTTTGTTGTTGATGAGGAAGAACAAGAAAATAAGAGAAAGCGTAAAGAACTACAAGAACTACGAAAAAAACAAAGTAAGGAATTCGAACAAGCAGGAAAAGAAGCGGAAGAAAAAGGTATATTATATGCAGATTTCATTAGAGATTGGATAAGGCAAAAGTTAAACAATGCATGATTATTATTTTATTATGTTAATGAGCTTCATGCTTGCCATATTCATCATCAGACAATTAATTTGCATGTAAGACATTCTCTTTCTAGAATAACGTGAAGAATCTGATTCACGCAATTCAAGGAGACTAGTCAATGTCAACTTCCCCTTATTCTCAATTAGCTCCTCTTTATATGGATGAACAGCACCGAAACGTTCTGCGGATGATGGAAACCGCGTATGAGCAATATATCTCTATCGGACAGACATATTGGTATGAGGCTAACCAGGACATAGAGTATTATGCGGGAAACCAGTCTGCATGGTCTACCTCTTATGGGGTTGGCATTCCCGATTCTCGCAAGAAACAGTACACCTTTAACCGCATACGGCCCATTGTTAACAACATAGATGGCCACCAACGACGTAACCGTAAGTCCTCAGTCGTTACTCCAATTGAGAATGGCGACTCGATGACTGCTGATCAGTTCACCAAGATACTGATGTGGATCAACCAACAAGATGGTGTATATCATACCGTTTCTGATGCGTTTCTGGGTTCTTTAATTACTGGGATGACATTATTGCATACGTATATGGACTTCAGAGAAGATCCAGTGAACGGTAATATCAAAACTGATGCTCTTGCGTTCAATGAGTTCCTTATCGACCCATTTTTCCGCAAGCAAGATCTTTCCGATTGTAACTATATTTGGAGGCGATCTTTTCTGACCAAACGAGAATGTATATCTTTATGTCCAGATCAAGAAGAGACGATCATGTCTCTTACCTCAAATACATCGGTAAATGGTCGTGATGCTAAGTTTCAATTTCTTCCTGAAACATACAATCCAGCAATTACAGATCTATTGACATACGATGAATATTATTACCGAGACTACCGTACCCAGCTTATGTTGGCTGACCGAGAAACCGGTGAAGTAATCGAATGGAAATCAAACGACAAGGAAAAACTTCGCTATATACTCCAGTCCAGTCCAAACATAGAGCTTATCAAACAGGAGATACCAACCGTTAATATGGCACTTGTTATCCAAGGCAAGGTTGTATATTCCGGCCCAAATCCGTCGGGCAGTGATAAATATAATTTTGTGCCGGTATTCTGTTACTTTCATCCGGAGATGGTAGATTTTCCAAATAGAATACAAGGGATCGTTCGTGGGCTGCGTGATTCTCAGTACGTTTATAATCGTCGTAAAGTTATAGAGCTCGATATCCTAGAATCACAGCTGACCAGTGGATTCATTATGAAGGAAAACGCTATTGTTAACCCTAATGATGCGTATCTGACTGGCCAAGGGCGAACGATATTTGTCAAACAGAATGCCCAGATGGCAGACATACAACGCATTGAATCTCCAGCAATTCCACCAACAACGCTGCAAGTATCTGAGTATCTTGCTAAAGAGATGAACTATATCTCAGGTCTGTCTGAAGAGGCTATGGGTATGGCTGCTGATGATGTGCCGGGCATTCTTGCTATGGTGCGCATGAAGTCTTCGGTTAACACTCTTGAAGGTATATTTGATCAACTTGATCGATCACAAGCACTGCTTGCTCGACTGCATATGGATATGATCCAGACAAACTTCACGCCAGGAAAGATACAACGCATTCTTGAAGGGGAGCAACCGGCACCACAATTCTACAGTAAAGCATTTGGTAGATACCATGTTGCAATAGAAGATGGCTTGAATACTTCCACGCAACGTCAGATGCAGCTCGCTCAGATGGTTCAACTTAAAGCAGAAGCCGGTATTAACTTCAGCGAAGAGGACTTTATTGAAGCATCTACCTTACAGAACAAGAAGCGTATTCTTGATAATCTCGCGAAGCAGAAACAGGAAGCACAACAACTTGCCCAACAAGCACAACAGGCTGAGATGCAGGTCAAGGCTGCTCAAACCGAAGATCTTACTGCTCGCGCAGAGGCTAATCGTGGTCTTGCTATAGAGCGTGCATCACGGGTTGATGAGAACGAAGCCCTTGCCGTAGAACGAAGAGCTGCTGCCATCAAAGACCAGGATATGGGACTTCTCGCTCTGGTTAAGGCTATGAAGGAGATAGACACTGCTGATCTATCACACTTGGAGCAGTTGCTTGGTATACAGAATCTATTATCAGCGCGTCAATCACAACAAGATGAGATAAACAAGGACGTAACCGAGGATAAAAAAGCTGAAGCGATAGCGGCTGTATCCTCTAAATCGCGCAATCAACCCGAAGCGCAACCTGAGCAATCCCAAGTTGGCACGCAAGCCGGATTTATGGTATAGGTAAATAAACGATATATAGAAAGAATATTAAGGAGAATATATGGATTTCTTGAATCTTATAAATGCTATCAGTGCAGAGATCAACTCAGACAATGTTCACTACTTTGCTGATCTTGTAGAGAACCTTATTGGATTAGCTGAATCTATTGAACATCATCAAGTTAACTCTTCAAAAGTTCCAGCAAATCAACCAGAGCAACCATCTTCTAATGCTAGTTAGAGGAATTATTAATCCTTGCGGGTAATGCCGCAGTTACTAGAAAGGCCATACTATGGCAAAACGTTACTATCAATCCAAACGCGACAGAATGGATGAACGAATTGGCGAAGATCGTGGATACAACGACTTCGAACTCTACGGAAGCCCTAACCGAGTTGAAGGGAGAGAATATATATCACGCGGCGCAGAAAGAGATAACTTGAACTATATGCCAAGTCGTCATGCAGGTCGCAGGTATATGCACTCTGATTCAGAAATGACCCAAGAACGTAGAGATGCAGGCATGATCAGCAACGACTACAGCAAAATAGCAAATCTACCAACCGAAGTTATGATGAAAGCGTACCCACCGTGTCCAGCATATATGGATTGGGAAATGCAAGACAATATCATCGGCATTGATAGACAACTGTCTAACGACAATGCTAAACGAAGATCTGGTTTCGATCCACATAAATATTAAGGAATACTATGCCTACCCAAATACGTCCAAAGGGTCCCGCTAAAAAGATCGCTTTTGCTATTTTAGGCATTCCTAACAATATGCTCTATAAGAAAACGAGAGAAGAAAAAGAGCGTGATGATCAGATATATCTGCGTCAGAGCGCCACGAGCTCTCGAATATTTTGACGATCAATCTGTTGTGGGGTCTGTACATGGTGTACAGACCTCTTTTTGCGAGTGAGATTATGGCTAAAAAAGTTACAGTTGATAAAGGAGTTAAGGTAAAACATGGGGCCGAAGAAAGAATGCGATCCAAAAAAGGTTCATCATCTGCTGGTAAGTATAAAACTGTGGCTCCTAAGGAATTTGCTGGTGCTTCTGGTGGGACTGATAAGTATTCTTTTCCTATCAACACATTGGCGCGCGCCAGAAACGCCCTCGCGCGAGCGCACTACGCCCCGGATCCCGCAGGCATTAAGAGAAAAGTCTATGCAAAATACCCGGAGCTTAAAAAAAGAGCTTTGGTACGCAAAAAGAAGGAAGAGTAATGGCGATGAAATGCAAAAAGTGCAAAAAGATGCCATGTGGGTGCAAAAAAAAGAAGAAGCCAGTGCTGATATGCAAAGGTAAATAAGAGAAATGGAGGTGAAGATAACAAACAGGCCATCTGGTTTCTTGCAATGATGTTATAAGGATATGGAGATCTTATATGTGTATGAATTGCAAAATGGATTGTTTAGATGCTGATAAAATAAATGCTACTAAAATATGTTCCGCTGAAATTGACGCAGTCCAGTTTTTAGGAAATTCGGCAAGCATTAATGATTTGTGTGTTTCGGGAAGTATTAAAGCTACTAATGCGGGTGCGATTAATCTCAATGCTAACAACCTCTGTGCCCAAGCTGGTACTATAAACAAACTTTGTGTTAACGATCTTACCGTTCAAAATATGAACAGCTGTGTTAAATGGCGCGCTGCAGCAACCTTATCTACTAATAGTACCTATACTTTAGGTACTAATGTTAACTGGAATGTTACCCTGGATGATCCTAATAATAACGTAACATTATCTCCATTTGCCTATACGGTGCCCGTATCTGGTTATTACCTGATAAGTTACTACTTGAACTGCGATTCTTTATCCGGCGCATCCGTAATAACGGGTATTCCAATTGGTCTTCTTACGATATCGGTAAACAACGTTGAGTTGCGTCAAGCACAAGCTCCTTACCTTTCCTTTAGCGTATTGCAAAAGGGTAACTTAAGTGCTCTTGTTATGCTCAATGCTGGTGATGTAGTACGTATGAAATACGATGTTCTTGCTTTTGATGCTAATTTGGGTCTTGTGCCATTCGTAGGTACCGTATCACTCAAAGGTAACGGATTGTTCCCGGGACAAAGCGGATTCGAAATACACTACCTATCGTCTCTTGTTTGTATGCCAGGTGGTTCTTGCCAAATCTGTCCTCCAGTTATAGTATCTTGCCAACCAAATATGATTAACTGTACTCCTTGTTCAAATTGTTAACCCATACAAAGGATAAATTATGCCTACAAAGCATGAAAAAAGGATAAAAAAAGCAATGAGGCATAAAGATGTTTTAGGTGCTGGAGCTAAAAAAAGAAAAAAGCTTCCACCAAAAGACAAAGTTGAAGTTGTCATGAAAGAATTTAAGCGCGGCACACTGAATAGTGGTAGTGGATCTAAGGTAACTAATCCAAAGCAAGCTATTGCTATCGGTTTATCGGAAGCACGAAAAGTCGGTGCGAAAATTCCAAAAAAGAAAAAGAAGTAAACTGCTTTCACTCTTCTTTATACTCGTGTTCCCTGGCTAACAGCTCTAGCCAGGGGCTCGTTCTTATGGCATATTCACTACTGCTGTTACTACGATATAGGGGCCAGTTCAACCTCCACTGGTCCCGCTTAAAAGGTAGAAGTAGAGCATGATAAGGTAAAATATGATAAAGTTAAAAGTAATAAAAGATACCCAACCATATGCTTTTGAATCCATGGTTAATGAAGAAATAGATAAGTTGGAAGAACAAGGGTTTATTATTTGTTCTATTGATATCCCAAGAAATAGTAATGAAGATTTTACCGCCGTTATTGTTTATAAAGCAACTGTCTCGGAAAAAAGAGAAATCATAATATGACCACACGAGAAACGGCCGGCAAGATCTATTCGCAACTTAAATCAAAACAATCTGACAATGCCAATGTATTTGAATTTACTACTGCTATTGGCGCCGATCTTATGCCTAAGTTGGTAGAACTCATTGAGCAAGACAAGAAAAAGACTGACAAGGATTTCTTTGTTGAAGTGTGCATCAGAATGAATCCACTCATGCCGGGTGTTCCAGAATATTACATGAAATCACGTTATACGTGCCCTACGCCATTTCCTGATCGCGCGGCCTTCCATTATGATCGTAAAAAAGATGACATCTTCTTCTTGTGGCACGTTCCTTCGCTACAAGAATGTGACTATTATATAAATAATATGCTATCTTTGCGTCCAGATGAGAAAGAAGCACTGCAAAACGTATTAGATTACCGAGACGGTACCCTACTACGTCGAGCAAAATTATTAAATGGCGAAGTTAATGATTATGAATTAACTTTCTTTAGAAAGGACACGAATGGACAACCAATTACATCCTGATCGCGAATTAACTAAAGATGAATTGTTATGGCGATTTATAATAAAGACTATACCGCTTTTAGATATAATGAATGAATACATTCCACAGCCTTTATGTACTAATAAAAATCAGAATGCGACAGCGTGTCTTTTTTGTAATGATTCAGGACAACATTTAACAGTCAACCCTGATAAAAATATATTTTACTGCTATGAATGCCATATAAGTGGTGGCGTTATTGAATTCATTTGTCGTGTAAAAGATCTTTCTTTTAATGATTCTGTTAAATATCTTGTGAATATTCTTTTAGATGGCAAAAAATATGAAAAACACGATAAAGAAATCTTAATGAAAAGATACGAAGAAGCAAAAATAAAGAAGGAAAAAAAAGATGACAACAAATAACGAAATTATTCCATTACTTGAAAAAATGAATGCAGCATTAGATGCAATTATTGAAACTATGGATGAAATAAATAGTGAATTACAGGAAATACGCAAACTAAAGAATTGTGATGCAACGTGTGGGATTGGCGAAGATAAAAAACTGAAACCAACGCCATCATGTGAATTTAAAAAGCATCCAATCTATATTTGATTAGTTAAAGGATAGTAATGGAAAATCAACTTCACCCTGAATTGGCATTTCAAGCGGGAATTCAACAGGTACCACAAAAACAGTATGAAACCCATCCATCTCTTATTGCTGAAGTAGAAGCAGAGCCTCAAGTTGCCCAAGAAGCTCAACCAGAACAAGAACAAACCGACCCGACCGTACCGGAACCAGTCCAGTCAATAGATATCGTTGAAGAAAAGCGTCACAATGATAAAGAAACAAATTTACGTGAATTGAGGGCTCAAGCGCAACGAACTAAGCAGATAGAACGTGAAGCAAAAGAACGGGAAGATGCCCTTGCTCGCGAACGTGACTTCTACCGCGAACAGGCTATGCGTACCCAAAAACAGCAAGAAGCGGATGAAGATTACCGTACCGAAACCGAAAAGCAATTGTCGCGCCAGATGGAAGAACTTAAACAACAGATGGCCCGACAAGCTCAAGAGACCGAGAAGGCTAAGCGCCAAGCCGCAGTTACCCAAGCAGAACATCGTCTTTTGCAGGATTACCCTGATATGAGAGAGGTGGTTACCAATGAGAACATACAACGTCTGGAAACTGAATATCCTGCTCTTTATAATTCTGTTATCGCTTCAAATGATGTTTACTCTGTGGGAGCTGCTGCGTATGAGCTTATCGTAGCTAAAGGGATTGCGCAGAAGAAAACGCCATTATCCCATTTGGCTCAATCATCCAATCCAAATCGCAACAAACCTCGTTCGGTTTCTACGATTGCTCCACAAACCGGTGAGACGCCAATCCAAAGAGCTGGAAACTTTATGGGAAATTCGATATCCTCTGAAGAAGAACGTAAAGCATTATACGCTGAGATGATTAATGCATCTCGTAATAGAGCATTTTAAAAGCGCTTCTCTTGCTGTTCACGACAGTAAGTGCTTCATTTACCCTTCTATGACCTGTATCATAGAGTGGTTTTTATTTTAAAAGTCCCACAATTGTGGGACAAATTGCCTTAAACCAGAAGAATCGGCTTGTTTTCTGCTTCCAGACCTTCCCTTGTTGGCTATAATCGAGGCGCTTTTGACAACTAGATGCTCACTCTCAAAGCATTATTACTATTTCTTTTTTAAAACCGAACCAACCGTACCGTTACTAACCTTTTTTAAATCCAGTCCATCCAGCCTGAGCATTATTGAGGACTTGGTTTGTGACGGGCGTGACTGCTCGAGTGACGACCTAATGATTTTAAAACCTGCGATCTTATCGTTATTGTGACAGGTGTGACGAGTGTGACAGGTAAAAAATAAAAGAGTGTAAAAATGATTTTTATTCTTTACGCAACCGCTGAATCAATTACCGCCTCTACAGAAGGCGAGACTGGCTTCACGCCTTCACTTTTTTCAACCTGTTTTGCATCGATCCGGTATATGATTTGTTATAAAGTAATTTTGGTACCTGTCACACTCGTCACACCTGTCACAAAGCTTTTGTAGTCAATATTTTTATGTTTTATTACTTGTCACACTACCTTGGCTCACTTGTCACTTTCTTCTATTCTTTTGAAAATTTTATCATAGGGTGTTTTTGTTTTTCTGCAGTATTCTTGCAAGCAAGTTTCAAGGACTGGAAGTTCGATGATTCGTTTTTGCTTAACATAATTTTCAAGTCCTAACATACATGATAGGTTTTCTTCATTCATTTTTTGTGGAACGCATAGAAAAACATTCACGAAACTCACAAACTCACGGTTTATAAAAAATATTGGTCACGAAAAGTTACGAAAGCTCGCGAATTAGTTGCGAATATTTTTATATCGAAACGATGTATCAATCAATATAAATATATAATCAATACGTTAAAAGTACGCTATTACATTATATATTTTTGCACTTAAAGACTTTTCTTTGTAGTATGTGACCGAGCTGTACAAGATGGACGTCGCTCTCCATCAAAAATTGGAGTCGTAATTGAGGAGTCGCTCCGCCTAATCAGGCTGTAATCTCTAAGTCTCGCCGAGCTTATTGTTATCGTATTTTTTCTTATTACGCCACATTGGCGGAAAAGGCAAACCTATGGCAATAACTACCACAACGAGCTTGCCTGCTCCTATTCAGGCCTCGTTTAATAAAAAGTTATTAGCAGTTCCCGTACCTAATTTCATATTCGCCATTCCTGCAATGAAGATGCAAATGCAGAGAAATGGTGGTACGACTGAACGCTGGAGACGATAGAATTATGTCGTCTATATAAATCTTCTCTGATAGACTTGGAAGCCTTAGCGTAAATAGTGTCATAAAGGCACCAAGACGAAGGTAACAAGGGGCAAGATTATGAAATGGATATCAATCAAAGATGGCTTTCCATCATATAGAGATCAATTAATACTAATATGGCATCCTGAATGTATTTTTTCCCCAGCAGATAAAGGACTAGATATGATCTCTTATTCTGGAGACTGTTTTAAATATTATGATAAAAATATTCTTGATGATAGATGTGAAGTCAAATATTGGATGTCCATTGATCAGCCTGAACGTAGCAAGCGAGAAGACTCACAATCATGTGAGATGCGGTGCTCTGAACATTGTGGAAACACAGTGAGGGATAAGTAGAGAAAGTCCCCGCCTTACTTTGCTAAAAGCTTCGTAAGGTCACAAAAGTAACAGATTGATAATCCATTACAACCAGCTTTAGTTCCACTTGGAAACTCTGGTATAACTCCACCGCCGCAAAATCTAACGGCTGTTGACATAGATGCTAAAATGAGTTTTTACGGAACTTACATAGCGATCAACGAGCAGGTTACTTTACAGAATCAGGACCCTAGACAAGCTATATTTGCATAATTGACGATGGCAGTAATATCTAAACGTAAAGCTGCTATTGAGTTACTACAATTTTGTGAAACGTTTAAGCAAATGCATGGAACTAAAGGTGTTTCAAGCGATGAATTGGCTTTACGTCAACAAAGTTATGAACTAATAATTGCATATAATAATGGGGTCGTTAAATCTCCTCTGATGGACTTAGAACCCTTACCGGATAATGCCGGAGGCAATAAGGCGGAAGCAGCGAAAGCGTGCACCGTGAACGCAGTAAGCGAGGAGACGCCGAAGGGCGATGCGGTACTCTGAACTCTATGGAAACATAGAGAGGTAGGCTGAGAAGATCTACCCGCCTAGAAATAGGTCATTAAGTAACAGATTGGTATTAAACGAAGCTGCGATCCGTTTGGGTGTATCCCTTCGTCAAACAGAAGATCAGTTAACGTCAACCATGTTAGCCTCCACAGCCAGTTTCTTGAACTGTATTGGCGGATTTAACGGCGATGTTCCTACTGAACTATCACGTTTTGACGTTGATGATGCGGTTACTACGCTATTAGGCGCTAATGCTTATACGATCATGGACCAGATCCAAGGTGAAGACAGATTTGGTACGGGCCCAGTTCGTAGGGCATACTTTGGTCTTACCCATACTGATATGGCGGGATCACAAGGATTAGATAACGTGCAAGGATTCATCCATGCCGCTAACTATCCTAACAACCGTAATGTCCTTGATTCTGAATGGGGATCAATCGGTTCCGTTCGCTTCTTAGTGTCCAGTATTGCTCCTACCTTCCAAGGTGGATCTTCTATGGGCAATACCATCTATAACAACTTTATTATTGGTATGCAGTCTTATGGGATCGTTCATCAGGACGGTTATACGAGCACATTTGTCTATCGTCCCGCAATTTATTCAGGCCCATTGGCTCAGAACGTTACGGTAGGTTGGAAATCGGCTATGGTTCCTCGAATATTTAATGACCAATGGTTATTAAATTTACGTTGCACATTGGCTAATGCATAAGGAGATACTATGGACGGAACTATATTAGGACAAGGAACGTTTAGCGCTTCCTATAGCGGTACCAATCCAAATCCAGGCGTAGCAAGCGTACAAGCGGGTAATCAAGTTATTATCCAGATTCCTTCAGCTGCTGACTGGGTTAAAGTATATAACTTAAGACAATATGGTACTGCGGGTATAAATACCGCTTATTTCCAAGGTACTGGGAATGCTGTTGTAGGAAGAGAATTCTATTGGCAGCGTGGCATGGTTGCTGGTACTGCCTTAGTGAAATATTACGGCAATGGCGGCCAGGTATTTAGTGGTGATGTTATTACTACCGGTGGATTTACTATTTATGATCCATCAGGCCTTCAAACCGGATCACGCCCATTATTGGGTAATCCCGTAGCGACTACCGCTTCTACCGATGCTATCCAACCCGTCGTGAGCACTGCTTCAACTGCCGGTCTTTCTATCGGTTCAGTTGTGCGTTTAAGCAACACGGCGCAAACCGATGTTAATGGTATTGATTTTGTAGTTGGTGCAGTTGTTGCCAATACCAGCTTTACCCTATTAACAGCAAGTAACCGATTAGCAAATGCTCCCGGTATTGCAGGTGGTGCTGGATTCTACCGTATTGTGTACAATCCACCATTGTTCTACCCGGCACGTAAAACAGTAGTTAACATTACTCAAGCGGTTAACGCTCAGGTTTCTACTGCTACCGAGCATTCATTGACGGTTGGTCAAGCAATTAGATTCAATATTCCTAATTTGGGAACAACACCAAGTACCACCAGCATGATCCAATTGAATCCAACCCCATTGAACAACTACTTGGTAGCTACGGTATTGACTGTTGTTGATCCTTATAACTTCACGATCAATATCAATACGGTTAACTTTAATCCATTCATTTGGCCTCTTTATACCAATGAGCCAACTGGTGCTCCTAGCTATGAGCCAATCGGTGAAAACAGTGCGGTTGCTCTTGCAGCCAATAATAGCCTCTATCCTCAATATCAAGGCCAGAACATATTCAATGCTAATAACGGTGTCTTTGCTGATGCTACTATTAACACTGGATTCTATGGCATGATCTTGGGTTCTGGTGGTAATGGTGCTGTCTTGGGGACGCCAATTATTGGTCCTGCTGGCACGGTGCATTTTACCTCTGGCGATGTTATCGATACAACCGATAATATTCTATGGGTGTCAGGTAAAGCTGAGTTTGGTGGACTTTAATACTTAATGATTAATCACGGGGGTAGGTTCCGAGCCTGCCCCTGGTCTCGGAGAAAATTATGAACGAACTAGAAATAAAAAAGACTGAACTGGTTGCTGAATCTACGACCCCAGAAGTTACAAAACGTACACGCGCTCCACGAAAAAAGGCCGCTTCTACTGCGGTTGAAGTACAGCAAACGCAGCCTATATTACCAAGAGATATTCCTTTCATCGATCCAAAAGAAGCCCGACGACGTGAAAACAAGGAAAGATGGATGAAAGAGCGTGAGCGTAAGTCTAAGATGGTAACCGGAAAGTTTCTGTTTAATGAATGCCCGGGTGGAGAATTAACTTTCTACTTCCGTGAATTTCCCGGTGAAACACTCAAGAAGTATACGATGCGTCATGATTCTATTCATACGATTCCTCTTGGTGTAGCTATTCACCTTAATGACAATTGTGCCTATGTTGAATACCAACATAATCTGGATGGCGGTAAAGCCGTTGATATCAAGAATATGTATATTCAAAGCAAGGTGCATCGTACCAACTTCATTCCTATGGACTGGTCTATTGATGCAGGAAACTCCTCGGGAAGATCCATTGCTCAAGTAAGTTTTACCAATCCATTGGATAGTCGTTTTAACCTTGACGCGACCGGGAGATAATAATGAGTAGTGTCTGTATCGCGAATCCATTTCCCGTATTCCAACCAGCCATGAGAATAATTACGGCTATTAGCCAATCCAATCCAGCCATCATAACAACCTCATTCGCACATCAATATGCGAATGGGATCATTGTACGTCTGGATATACCTCTTACGAATGGCATGCAGCAGATTGCGGGACCAACCTACCCGATAACCGTAACAGGCACTACTACCTTTACCGTACCGACCGATTCTACTGCGTACCAGGCATTCACCAATGTTAACTGTGCGATGGTAGTACCCGTAGGTGAACTAAATAGTCAATTAACTGATGCCACAAGAAATGTATTGCCCTATCCGGCAATGTAAGGAGATATTATGGCAACGTATCCTACAACACCACCCGGAAATACGCTCACGGCAATACAGCAAAAAGTGCGTAGGTTAACTCGATCGCCTTCTGAAAATATGTTGAGCACTGATGAACTTAATAACTATATTAATACCTGTGTGCTCTATGATTTCCCGGCTCATTTAAGGACCTTCCAGTTACGACAACCATTCACCTTCTGGTGTAATCCCTATCAAGATACCTATCAGCTTGATATACAAAGTTTTGGAGGAGCAACCAATGCAGGACTTAATCCTTTATATGATTTCCAGAATCTCTATATCGCGATCCATAAACCGGTCTATGTTGCGGGATATGAAACATTTTATACGCAAGACCGCCAAGAATTTTATGCGAACTATCCGATAAATAACTTCATCCAAAGTATTGGGGTAACTGGTGACGGTGTTACTAAGAGATTTGCGGGAACTATTCAGTTTGGCGGGACGCTTAACAATCAACTTAATTTTGGTAGTCCAATTAATAATCAACTCAATAATGCCGCATTAACACTACTGAAACGCAACGTGCTCTTTGATTCGATAGATATAAACAACAACGGCCTTTCGATGGTTGATGTGCCAGTTCTTGATGCAACTACCGGTGTAGAAACAATATTCGGTAATTTGTATGTAGCTGGCACACAGCCAACAACACCACCAGCACCACCTGAAGGGCTCGGGCCTATTCAGCCGCCATTAGCCAATGCCCCATATATACCATCAGTCATCATCGCTCCCGTTAAAGCCGCTTCTACGGTTGCCCTGACGGTTACCTATGCCAATGGTGTGGCAGGTGTTGGCGCTACATTGACTAATGCGGGTGCACAAGCGGCGTTTGCTATTGATGGTTACACAGCAAATTTAAATGATCGTATTTTGATTAAGAACCAGGCAAGTCAGTTCCAGAATGGTATATATTCTGTCACAACATTAGGTTCTGGTGTGACTAACTGGGTTCTCACGAGAACAACAGATTATGATCAGACGTCTGAGATTGTAGTAGGAAGTGCTACTTCAGTGCTTAATGGTACCGTAAACGTTAATACGAGCTGGATACAGGCAAATACCGTAAACACTATCGGTACCGATCCTATATTCTTCAATCCGTTTTCAGGTGTGAATATTAATAATTATATAAATTACCTAACTGGACAGTTTGTCGTAACATTCCCCGTAGCTCCTAGACCTGGAGTTGCTATTAATAGCCAAACCGTACCGACCATACCTTCCCGACCGTTTGCTATGTTGTATCACAATAACACGATCACCTTACGTCCGGTTCCCGATCAGCCCTATGCGATTAACTTTGAAGTAGACGCCCGACCAACGCAGTTATTCCAAACTAACTCAATACCTCAACTACAAGAGCTTTGGCAGTATCTGTCGTATTTGGCCGCAAAGAAGATATTCGAAGACAAATTAGATATGGATTCAGTTGCGCTCATATTGCCCGAACTTGATACCCAAGAACGATTATGTCTACGCAGAACATTAGTTACGATAGCAAATCAACGCGCAGCCACGATATATGCTGGTGTTACCGGAGACAATAATCAGTTCAATCAGGGTTGGGGTTATGGAGGCACTTTTATACTTGCATTATTCTTAATTCAGAATATATTGTTAATATAAATCTCTAGGTTGAGATTATGTTTTCAATATATGGATTAAATGTGAATAAGATTTGTAAATTTTGTAATAAACCAATAACGGAATTAACAGCTGCATACAAATTGGGAAAGTTGAGAAATGAATGCAAGCCTTGTAGGTCTAAGATTAATGTTAAATACAAACAACTTACTGATGAACAAAAGTCAGTTCCTTGCGAATATTGCAATACGGGATGCATTAAAAAATTTTTTCGTGCTTTTTGTTCTGAAAAATGCAGATTTATGGGATTTGTAAAAAAAGAAGAAAATGGTTGTTGGATTTGGCAGGGAACTATTAAGCGAGATGGATATGGGGTTTTGATGGTCAATGGAATTTGGACAAGAGCTCATAGGCATTCTTATGAATTGTTTAAAAGGTATATTAAAAGAGCTATGCGCATATTGCACTCATGCCATAACACCAAATGCGTAAATCCTGATCATTTGAGAGAAGGCACTCCTAAAGAAAATAGTGAGGAAATGGTTGCTGCTTCACGGCAAGCAAAAGGAGAATCTTGTTCACTTTCTAAATTAAATAATCAACAAGTTATGGAAATACGAAAATTACGATCGCAGGGATTAAAAGTAAAAGAAATTTCTATGATTTTTAATATGACTATAGGTGCTATAAGCGATATTGTTAATTATAAAACATGGAAGCATATATAAATTACAAATTGGAGATTTAAAAATGGCGTACAATGCAAACATTCCACAAGCAACTGATAATCCATCCCAGTCCCAAAGTCAGATACTGGGTAACTTCCAAGCAATACAAACCTTGATAGGAGTTAATCATGAAAACTTCGGCTCTGCGCAGGAAGGTAACCACTTTATGGTTACTTGGACTGATAATACTGGGAGTTTACCTGCTGCGCCTACTGGCACCAACTTAAACATCTACAATGCTAAAGATGCAGCAACGGTAAATCAGTTATACCTCCAAGGACCAGCAGCCACAAGATTTGCGACCGCATTTCCATTTACCCAATGCGGTGCATCGGTTAATGGATGGACCTATTTGCCTTCTGGTATCATTATCTTATGGGGTAATACTGCCTTAGTAGGATCTTCTTTTACAACTATAAGTTTCACAAGTCCTACATTCACTGGTTTTCCGGGGTTTTCGAATGCATTCTCGGCTGTTTTGGGTGTAAATAATATATCTAACAACATTAATATTTCTTCGCTAAGTAATACAGCGCTTCAAATAAGAAACAATATTGCTACAGCAAGTGCTACCTATTTTATAGTTATAGGGAACTAACATGGCATACGATCGTTTTCTTATCGCACCATTTGATGAAAACTCTGGTCTTACCACTAACGTTCGGCCATGGCAGATTCCCGATCAGGCATGGGCAGCTATGGATAATGCCTACGTATTTCGTGGACGCATCAGAAA